TTATTTTTGAATCTTTACATCATTAAAACGATAGGATTCCCAACCTGCATTTAATACAACGTTAATTTTATCTGTAGATACTGGTTTGAAAAATATCACTGAACTCTCTGTTACTCCAGGTTCAATGTAACTCGCTGCTTTTGCTACGTCCTTATCATAGTATCTGGCAAAGTTAAAATCAAAGTCATATTCATATTGTTTTCCGTTAGCGATAATCTTAGAGAGACTATCCCCAGTCATAGCTTCTTTTTTTGAGTTATTTATATATGTTACAAAAACTTTAAGTGAATCTGCATCTTGGGTAATTTTATCAACTTTAACTGTAATATTACCAATTGTTTGTGTTAATCCATTCTGAGTGTTAGTTGTTCCAGTGGCATTAGATGTAACAGCATACGTTTTAGTTTTGTTATCGTAAGTCACTTTTCCCCCAAAAAGGTCTGTAACAGCATTTAAAGGTACATATGCTTGATTATTAATTACCTGCACATCGATAGATTGTTTTTTGCCATCAAAAGTAAAATTGTATTTAGTTGCAGCGTAAGCACCCATACTAAAAGTTAAAAGTAAAATTAATACACTAAATAATACTGTTGTTTTTTTCAAATTAAATTCCCCCTTTTTTAACTATAATAGGAAATTTAATGAGATTTGTACATAATAAAAAACAGACAACCAATATTAGTTATCTGTAACTTAAAACTTGCGTCCCTCCTCTAAAACGAAATGAGCCTCATATTTTGCATCTAAAGCGTTTGCAATCTCCTCTAATTCATTTTCACTAAAATTAGCAACTTATAAAACATTTGAATCAGTAGCAGACATGGACACAGCAGTTGAGGAACACATTGCGGCTCATTACTATGATTTAACAGAATCAGAACGTGCCATCGTTTTCAAACTTGCTTCTCATAGCTTAGAACATCCAGGGGCTTGTCATTTGAAAGCTGCCACAATTGCAGCAGCATTGGAGATCAGCATAAAGACAGTTTATCGGGCTATTTCAAAACTGGAATCGTTAGGGATCGTTAAGAAAGAAACCACTGTAAAAAGCAAAGGTGGACAAGGAGCAGCATCTACATTATTTGCCTTACAATGTCCCAGCGTGGAAATGCTGAAAAGCCTTGTGAGAGTAAGGTTGAAGCGCAACAATCTGAAAACCAATCATCTAAATCTTTTAAGTTCTAAACAAGCAAATAATATTATGAGTCTTGGTAAATGAATTAGCTTTGCAAGCTGAAAAGAAAAAGGCATACATGAACGAGTACCAAGTAATGCTACACATTTCATGCACTCGATGCCTATACAAGATGAATTAAAAGATCAACTTCACAAATGTATCTTGGCTACAAAAATGAACGATATACGTGATTTTGTGAACGGTGTCATTAACTATCACTAGTACATTAAGAGCTGTATTTGTAGGGGCGTTTAACAAAGCTGTAGAACGTTCTAGTATGAAGGTGACTAATTCATCATCTATAGAAGAAACAGCAGATAGAGAGCGTCCAGTACTTTTTATAATTGGCTGAATGAGCGTGATAATCAAACAGAAATATGTAGTAGACCAAACTTAGAAAACTGGCTGGAATGGTGAAAGGGGAAATAGAATATGACTCATTTTGAATATATGGAACTGCAGGGGCATTTAGCAATTTTTGATTTGGAAGATCAATATGAGGAAATGAAATTTAAGAAGGAATCCACAAATGTTAATAAGCCTGTTGATAAAAAAATGTATATTGAGCCTCGCATGAGAGTGTATATTGTGCGGAGATAAACAAGTGTTTAATTTTAATTACCAATAATTATAATGAGGTTTAACCTCAATTTAACCCCATTGGCTATTTTGGGATGAAAAAAGCACCTTAACCAATTTGGCTAAGATGCTGTAGAAACCTTGATATAACACTATTTAAGTAAAAGCCGCGTATGCCGTAGTTATTATAGAAAGTTTTAAACCACCACTCCTCAAATGAGTTGTTACACGAAAATTATTTATAAATAATAGCAATAAATGCCGTTAATAAAAGCTTTCTGAAAAGTATTTATCATTAATTATCGTTGATTACAATTATTTATAAACAATTTTAACACCAGTTTAACACCAATATAGCACCAGTTATTTTAACTGGTATTAAGATTGTTTTTTTACTTTAAAGAAGTTATCTAATTTGTCAGCAGCTGCACGATCGGCAGATTTAAAAGCATGTCCATACGTGTTCATTGTCACTGAAATATCAGCGTGCCCCAAACGTTCACTAATAATTTTAGCGTGCACACCTTGTGCGATTAATAATGATGCTGAAGTATGTCTCAAATCATGTAACCTAATGTACTTAAAGTTATGCCCATCGATAAAATTTTTCCAATGTTTAGAAGGGCTTGTTGGATATAAATGAGTACCATCAAATGAATGGAATAGCCATTCTCTATCTTGTTCTATCCATTTATCACCTTTTTTCAATTTTTCTTTTGCCCAATGTATACGATATGCTTTTAATTCTTCCATAACTGACTCAGGTAATGTCACATAACGTTTAGATTTTTTGGTTTTAGTAGCTTTGATATGTGGACCTTGTTTAGTCAAAACAATAGATTGGTGAATGTATATCTGTTGATTCTCAAAATCTACGTCTTTCCACTCTAAACCTAACAATTCTCCTTTTCGTAATCCGGCAGCTAGTGCTAAAGTGAACATCATTTTCCATAGTTCAGGTTCACTTTGTAACATATACATTAATGTTTCAATCTCATCTTCTTCATAAATTTGCATTTCTTTATCAACATCATCAGTATCGCTTGGACGAGGCTTTTCAACTCCATCCATAGGGTTGTTAGATAAAACATTCCACTTCACAGCATACTTAAATATGCTTTTTAATGTTCTATACACATCTTGTTTACTATGATAGGTTACTGGCTCATCTTTACCATCATATCTTTTCATATCTCTCACAACTGACATAAGATGGAATGCGTTGATTTGATCCATTGGCATATGGCCAATAATAGGATTTATATGAAGTTCTAATTTCCGCTGATGATTCCCATAAGTGGTTAAAGCAAGAGTTGAGGCAAAATCCTTTTCCCATTGTTCTGCAAAATCTTTAAAGAGGATTTTTTCTACCTTTACATAATTTCCTGACAAAACTTCATTTTTGAATTTTAGATACTCTCGATCTAAAAATTCCTTTAACTGCTTTGGAGTCATTTTTTCTTCTATAGTAATAGTTTTTGTCTCACGTGGATACCTACCTTTTGCATCTTTAGGTAAATAAACAGTGAAACGATATGAATTTTCTCCACGTTTTACGATACTTGCCATTTAAAATTTCTCCTTTCGATTTAACTTTCAGATATGCTCTAACTAATCACCACCTTTAATAGAATGCATGTTCTGTTTAGGGTAAAAAATTTTTTAGAAATTGCTCTGGTACTCCGTATGTATTCACTGCTTCTTCATAAGTAATAGGATTGTCGTTATCAGAAAATAGTAATTCAACCGCAAATAGATTGGCTTCCATTTCGTATTTATCTGTTGAAAAAAACGTGTTTGCTTTTAAAAAAGCCATGTTGTGCTCAGGATGTTGGATAACGTGACCGAGTTCATGAGCACAAGTTAGCATTTGTTTTTCATAGGATAAATTCTTATTTATGTGGATAATAAAGGTTCTGTATAAATTACTGAAATAACCCCACGAACTCCCTAAATCTTCATATACAATCGTAATACCCATGGCTTTTGCTATTTTAAATGGATTAGATGTGCCGTACTTTTTAATCAATTGTCTAATCAATTTATTTGTATGCATAACATCACACCTTATCTATACTTTTTAGGGGTGAATTTTTTCTTGGCAAGTCTCTTATGCAATCTCAAAGCATTTCTCAATGAGGTAATGTATAGTTCCCTGTCCTCTTGATCCATTTCATCTAATACTCGACCATCGAATGATGCAAGACCGAGTTCACTTTCCGCACTGTTAAGGATTCGCTCCAGATCTCTTTCGATATCACGTTCATCTTTCTCTGTTAAATCGTAGTAACGCTTCTTATCTGTACGACCAAGTAAGTAGTCAGTACTTACATCGAAGTAGTCGGCTACTCTAATTAAGTTACTTCCTTTTGGAGTATTTTTTTTCCATGAATATAGCGTATTTTTACCAAGTCCTATTTTTTCTTCAAGTGTATTTACAGATATACCCTGTTCATCACAAAGATTTTTTAGAATGTCAAACGCAGTCATATCAACGTTTCCTCCCATTTACACACCTAGAAATAAAACTAGTTTTAAATTAATGCTTGATTTTTAAATCTAGTTTTAATATACTCTAGGTAAGCTAAGTTGTTAGCTAAAAAGACAATAGAAAAGACAACCTAATAAAAATCATTTTCTCGTTGGGGAACGTGTAAAAATGTTGATTTAACAGGCTTTTAAAGTCTTATTTAGCTATGTCTTTATATTAAAACTAGTTTTAAATATTGTCAATGACTATAGTCAAATTAGCTAATAACTTAGCTTAAAAGTGATATGGAAGGAGCAATGAAAATGAGTAAGAAAAAAGAAACCCCTGCGTTAGCAGAGGTTAAAGAATTAAGAAAGTTCATCAATGTGAACGATGTAAACGAACACCTAAAGCAAGGATGGAAACTACTTGCAGTCCATCCTCATGGTAACAACTTTTACTATTTACTATTCAAGTGATTCTCTTTCTTTTCTTTGCTGCTCAATTTCACTGTTGATGTAGTCAGCTTCAACGGCGGATTGAGGATAACCTAGAGAATAAACGAATGCAGGGCTGTTATCTTTGATTCCTGGAAGAACCGATAACAAAACCCAGTTTTTATTAAGTAATTCATTTACTTCATGGAAATCAGTTACTTCAATTGTTTTTGTTATTTCAGTAAATGTAGTCATGATATCACCTACCTTTCAGAAATAGTTTAACAGAAAGGTAATCGTAGGGAGGGAAACAATTTGAATTTAACAGTCATTCAACTACGTGGTAAACGTGTTTTAACAACAGCACAGCTTGCAGAAAATTATGAAGCTGAAGAAAAATTAGTTCAGCAAAATTTCAACAATAATAAGGAACGGTATAAAGAAGGTAAACATTTCATTTTACTACAAGGTGAAGAATTGAAAGCCTTCAAACACGACTTCGAAAATTTAGGGGTGGTTAAAAAGAACACATCCTCGCTCTACCTATGGACAGAAAAAGGTGCGTGGCTTCACGCTAAGTCATTAAATACAGATAGAGCGTGGGAGGCTTATGAATTGCTTGTGGACGAGTATTACAAAGTGATTGAGCAACCGCAATACAATAGTTTAGAACTCGCATTAAAAGCAGCACTTGAACATGAACAGGCTATCAAAGAAATCAAAACAGATGTGGACTACCTAAAAGGCAATATGCGGATAGATGGTCTACAACAACAAGAAATCCAACAAGCTGCCAAACAATCTATTGTACAAGCTTTAGGCGGTAAAGATTCAATAGCTTACCAAGAAATTAGCAAAAAAGTGTTCTCTGCATTTTGGAATGAGTTCAAGCAATATTTTAAAGTTCCAAGGTACGGAGATATACCAAAAGTGAAGCATGAGGAAGCGTTAAGATTTATCAGCCTATGGCGTCCATCCACATCATTACAGATGGAGATTGACAGTTGCAATAGCCAAATGGCTTTTGAGTGAGAAAGGAAGTGTAAGTATGCCAGAAACAATGGAAGCACGCAGAAGAATCCTTGAATACAAGGAAAGTAAAAACATGACCTATGAACAACTAGGGTTAATGGTCAACAAAACACCTGTGTATGTACAGGAAGTTTTAACAGGTAAGAAAACAGGTCCGCGTGCTAATGAGTTGGTACTTAAAATCATACAAGTTTTTGGGATTAGGTGAGGTGAAGCATGTGGAAAAACTCACTATGTCGGTAGATGAAGTTGCAAGTGAATTGGGCGTTAGTAAAACAACTATTTATACTATGGCGCGCGAAAAAGAAATTCCTCATACAAAAGTGAGAGGAAGAATTTTGTTTCACAGACCTACAATTGAGCATTGGTTAATCACTAATACAGAAGGCGGTGAACCCAAATGAACACAACCAACCTACAGTGGCTAGCAATGTCTGCAGAGGAAAAGCAATCAACGCTTAGAAAAGTAGCGAACCTATTGCGATTTAGCAAAAAGCGCTTTAAACAACATGCATCACTAAGTGTAAAAAAGGCACTAAATAGTCATTTAGAAGTATTAGATGGTATGAAAGTGATATTTCCAGTCGTAGGTTCGAGATTTGGAGAAATACCTTTTTATATGGTAAATGGTAAAGGATATTTCTTAGACACAGTAGATAAGGAATGGTGTGAATAGAGGTGACAGAAACAATGAACGCAATTGAAGCAGTTAATCATTATGCCCGACGTGGTGAGCGTGTGGATGGGGTATTACAGCATATCGTCACAAGTGAGATTAATAGATTACGTCAGGCACTTTCATATTACGCTGATAAAAAACATTATGAGCTTTATTGCATAGGTGAACCTATTCCATGTGACATAACAGAGGATCATGGACATATTGCTCGTCAAGCATTGGAAGGCGGTGATTGATTGCGTATAGGCAACACTCATGCTGATGTTTATGACCGTGAAACGGATTACTGGCGAGATATAGAGGATGCACAGAATGCCCAAATAGAGGCACAGAAAAACTTGTCAAAGGATGAAACCAATGACAATGCGGTATACAAGGAAGGTGAAAAGGGATGAACAAATATACAGGTGAGTTTTATGTCCAAAGCGCTGGTATTGACAAAATTTTTGAGGGTGATCAAGTGCGCTGTGCATATAACGTTGATGGCTACAGTGGCGGTTGCTGGCATGGACAAGTAACACGTATTACGTCACGAGGAATTTATATTGATGTCGGCAACAAGCGAGATAAATATGTGGCTTTTGTTAATATTCAGGAACTGACTTTGAAATATGGAGGGTGATTCAATTGTTTGAGGACTTATTCAGGGCAGCAGCTGCTAAAGCTATTGAAATGGCTGTAAATGAAGGACATTTGATTAAGGAAGATGGCATTATCTTAAATCCAAATACTATCAATCTTGTAAATGAAATCGAAGAAATGAACCGCCAGCATTTGATTGATATGGCTTTAGCTAATAATGATCGTGAATTATTTATGCGGTTAACAGATCAAACTCATAAGGAGGAAATCAAATGAAATCAACAGGCATGGTTCGTAAGGTGGATGAATTGGGGCGTTTAGTAATTCCGATTGAATTACGCCGCACATTAGGCATTGATGTAAAGGATGCAGTAGAAATTTTTATCGATGAAGACAAGGTTATTTTAAAGAAGTACAAGCCTAACATGGCATGTGCGGTTACTGGTGAAGTATCAAATGATAATTTAGTTCTACTAGGCGGCAAGCTCATTTTAAGCCCCGAAGAAGCTAAAAAATTAATCACTGAAATTGAGTTGAAGTAGGTGATATAAATGAATGATTGTCTTTTAGAAGTCCTGGGGGACTATTTTGTAAAACACGACCTTGTCAATAAAGGTTGGGAGTTTCATGAATTTGTAGAAGCCTGGCAACTTGGTCACATTGTGATGGAAAAGAGGTGAACGAATGTTTAAAGGATATTGTTTTCCTGTACCTGGTGATGGAGAATGGCATACGCCTGCTGTCATGTTAAACGATGCAGAGGAAGTATTCCGTTATACGCAGTTGCAAAGTAAGTTGTTTCGTGAGGTACGTGTAGTAGATGGAGATGATTTTATTGTTGTTCAAATGATAGATCAACAATATACGTTTCCAGAAGAGTGGAAAAAGTTTAATAGAGTACGGGAGGATAATGAAAATGGAAATAAAATTCAATCAATTAACCTTGCAGAATTTCAAAAGCCACAAGGATCTTGTAGTTAAGTTTGGCGACATGACTAAGATCCTCGCAGATAATGCAAAAGGTAAAAGCTCCATTGGTGAAGCTGTTACATGGCTATTATACGGCTTTGGTTTATTAGGTGGCAAATTAGAACCATCACCAAAAACGTATCAGGCAGATAATACGCTGGTAACACTACATTTAACCGTTGATGGAGAAGATTTACTACTGAGTCGTGAAATCGATAAAGGGAGCAATAAATTCTATGTTAATGAAGTTCCCTCAAAGGCTACCGAATATAAAGAGGTTGTAGAGAAGCTATTTGATAAACATTTATTTTTGTCATTGTTTAATCCAAATTACTTTTTCACATTTAATTGGAAGCAGCAGCGTCAAATGATCTTAAAATACACGCCTGCACCTGCAAATAAAGAGGTATTAAAAGAGCTGCCTAAGCCACAATCAGACAAGTTATCAGTATTGGTTAAAAAGCACTCTTTGAGAGATTTGAGAGAGATTCACAAAGTAAATAAGAATAAATTGAATGAACAATATATCGCTGCTAAGAGTCGCACAAAAACATTACATGAGCAGTTAGAAAAAAATGCTCCAACAGTACCATTAGACTCTCTAAATGTGGAATTAAAGCAACTTATTAAAGAAAGAAATGCTATAGAAGCTGTGACAGATAAAGCACAGGAAACAAATGGCCGAATAAACAGGCTTCATACCGAAATTCAATTTTTGACAACAGAACGTGACCGTATCAAAGAAACTTTTAATCAGCTCAAAAATGAACAGATACAGGATACTTGCCGTGTTTGTCACCAAACGTTACAAGACGAAGCTATCAATGCTGTAGAGGCAGAAAAAGAGCAACGTATTCAACAAGTAAAGTTGAAATTCCAAGAAGTTGTAGATGAACGAAAAGCATTGGAAGAAGAACTTAAAACACTTGAATTTGTGGATGTATCGGAGCAATTGGAAAAAGCACGTTTACTACAAGCGAAGATAAATCCAATAGAATACGAGATTTCTAAGCATAAGCAATATAAAGGCCTAGAGGAACAAGTTGTTGCTGCAGAAGCCAATGAAAAAGAAACGCTTGAATCACTTAATGTGTCCATTTTTATCCTAGATGCCATTAAAGATTTTGAAACCAAAGAAGCAGAATTACAAGTTAAGAAAGTGCAAGGCTTGTTCACAAATCTAACAATTAAATTGTTTGAAGAATTGAAAACAAAAGATGAAGAAAACGCGACTTTTGTTGTCCAAATGGATGGAATAGATTATTCACATTTATCATTTAGCGAAAAAACAAGGGCAGGTCTTGAAGTACGTGATGTACTCTCAACGCAAAGTGGGGTAATTGCACCATGCTTTGTAGACAATGGTGAAACAATTACTAAATTCCAAGAACCAAATGGACAACTAATAATTACCCAAGTTGTTGCAGGTAAAGAATTGGAGGTCATTTCTGAATGAATGTTAAAGAAATCACAGTCGGTTACACATATACCAAAAATCTTGGAAACTTTGAAAATGTGAAAGTAGATGCAGCTGTAACTATTTCGGTAGAGCCAGGGCAAGATGTTGACGCACTTTACGACAAAGCTTATGAAAGTATGAAAAAACAGGTCAAAAACGGCCTTAATAAATTTACGGAGGTACACTATTAATGAACAGAAACTTACCAACTTTAACACCTGAAATTACGGAGGCTTTCGCACCTGCGGTATTAGAGGTCATTCGCAATTCGATTGCACCTACAGCTAATGATCAAGAATTTCTATTATTTGCTCATAAGGCTGCTTCATATGGCTTAGACCCATTCAAAAATGAAATTTTCTTCATCAAGTATGGCAATCAAGCACGTATTCAATTTGCAGCCGAGGCCTATCTTTCAAAAGCGCGTGAACAAGAGGGCTTTATCCCACCTGATACACAAATGGTACATGAAAACGATGAATTTAAAATCGCTATGAATAAAGAAACTAAGCAAATGGAAGTGATTCAACACGAAATCGGCTTCCCACGTGGAAAGATTATTGGTGCCTATTCAGTTGCTTACCGAGAAGGCTATCCACCTGTAACAGTAATTATGGACATTGAGGAAGTTGCTCATATGTTCACAGGTCAAAATAAAGACAACTGGAACAAGTGGACAAGTGACATGTTCGGCAAACACGTTCAGCAACGAGCATTGAAAAAGCAATACGGATTGTCATTCGAGGATGTAACGATTTCCCAAAATGATGTACCTCAACCTACTACGCAAACACGCAGGGATATTACACCTACCCAGGAGCAAATAGAGGCACCTATTGAACAGACTGTATTAACTCGCTCAGAAGAATTACTCAAGGAAGTCAAAGCAAAGTTTAAACAACTTGGTATTACAACGAAAAAGGCTATGCAAGAATACCTGGATAAAAATGCACCAGGCATTGATCCTACAACAGCAACAGAATCCGAACTAGTTGGCTTGATTGAACTCTTAAACATGAATATCGAAATGCTAGCTTCACAGTCAAATGATGACGATTTACTAGAGTAAAAACTATGAAACTACCACAAATAATAGTTTATGAGAGGAATAAGGATTGTAAGCTGTGTGGGCGAGAAATGAATGAAAATGAATACAACTTGTACCGTGGGCGTGAAATATGCTCACGGTGCCATAAGGAGTTAGGGGGTAGGAAATGAAAGTTGACATCTTAGCAAGTGGTTCAAGTGGCAATTGTATTGCTTTAACAACCAATGAAACTACCATTCTGATCGATGCAGGCATTGCTAAAACAAAAATAGAAAAACGACTACTGGAAGTCGGAATAACGCCTAATAACGTTAAAGCAATCTTTGTTACACATGCACATAGCGATCATATTAAAGGTCTGCCATTGGCCAATAAATACAAAATTCCTGTGTATGCTGGCGAACGTGAATGGAAAAACATCACTACCGTTGAAGATGAATTAATTAGGCCAATTGGTGTTGGTGGTATTTTCGGTTGTGGCCAATTCATAGTAAGCCATTTTAATGTTCATCACGACGCAATCGATCCGAGAGGGTACGTTGTATGGAATTTAGATAATTTTAAAGTATCTATTTGCTTAGATACTGGCCTGGTTGATAAAAGCATGTTGAATGCCATGAGGCATAGTGACATTTACATTATCGAAGCCAACCATGAGCCACGAATGGTTGCAGCTTCTGATTACCCTAACAGCGTTAAGGCGCGAATATTGAGTCATGTTGGCCACTTATCAAATGAACAAACGGCAAAAGCCCTCAGAGAGCTTGTAGTGGGCAAAGGAGAACGAATATACCTTACACATTTAAGTAGCAAGAACAACCTCCCTACGCTTGCGGAAATGACTGTTAAAAGGGAGTTATTAAAAAAGGGATACCAAGCAGGCAATCATTACGAATTGGAGGTCGTTTAATGCATCCATATACTTTAGTTTTAGCTGCTTTTGAATTGTTACAAAAAGAAAATGCCGAACTGAAACGAAAAATTGAAATTATGGAGCTACAAAATATTTCAGTAGCTGTTGCAAATCTTATCGATGATTGGTTAAGCAGACCTTACCAGGGCGAAGATAAACGTCAGGACATAGAAGCATTTTCAAAGGAAATTAGCAAGTACATCTACAGCCAACTGAAAGCATGAATAGGGTGAGTGATCATGGCAAATCCACAACTCAAAAATGGACACACACGGATTGCCAATGAAATCCTTGAAGAAATCATGAAGCTTAATCTCAATGGCACACAATTCCGTTTGTTGTTGGCCATTTGGAGATATACGTACGGCTATCAGCGTACAACCAATGAAATGTCAATTAGTTTTTTAGCAAAAGTAATCAATGCTAGCAGAACTCAAACCAATAGAGAACTAATGGCATTGATAGATAGAAACATAGTCTCAGTTATTGGGATTGGTTCGAAAGGAGCAAGAAAGATGGGGGTTAATAAAAACTATGAAGAGTGGGATGAACAGCTGCCATCTAAAGAGGTAGATCCTGAAATTCCTGATCAAACTAAGCAAGTAAAAAAACCAAAATATGATGAAGAAAATACTTATTACAAAATGGCTGTCTACTTTCATGAGAAAGTTTCTGCAGTTGCAAATGAGGCTGGCATATCTCATTTAATCAAGAAATCCAATATGCAGTCTTGGGCTGATGATATGCGAAAGCTAATTGAAATAGATAAAGTGGATAAGCACTTGGCCAAACAAGTCATGGATTGGGTAACGCAGGATTCCTTTTGGCGCACCAACGTTTTATCAGCCAAAAAACTTAGAGATAAGTTTGTAGAACTAGCAATAAAAATGAATGCTGATAAGAAACCTGTTCAACCGAAACAAAAGCCTCAATATGATCCGAGAGATAAAGAAATAGAGTTCCAGCGCTGGTTACAAGATGGGAATGATCCAAATGACTTTGATTGGAGCAACTGATTACGAACTCGATGCAGAAAAATCGGTGCTAGGTGCAATATTTCTTGAACCAAGTGTGATTGATGACATTGTTTTTCTTGAATCAAGGGACTTCATTAGTGCACGTCACCAACAGATTTATAGAGTAATGAAATGGCTAGATAATAAAAATCAGCCAATCGACATTACAACCGTTACTGAGCTGTACATGCAACATAACAAAATGGACGAAGTAAGCATTTCTTATTTGGCCGAATTAGCCGTTTCCTGCCCTACAGCTTCAAATGTAGTGTCATATGCCAATATTGTTCGTTCGAGGGCTATTCGAAGACGAGGAACAGATATAGGGCAAAAAATTATGAATCTAGTACATGAGGATTTTGAAACAGACGATGATTATTTTGCAGAAATCGAAAAACTAGCCTCAGAAGTAAGGCCAGAAGATGATGGCAAGATGCAAAGTTTAAAAGAATCACGACAAGGATATTTTGCACATCTTTTAAAACGAGCTGAATTTATACCTACTGGATTTAAACACTATGACAAATGGGCGCATGGTCTTTGGAGAGGCTGGTTATTCGTTAGTGCTGGACGTCCTAGTGTTGGCAAAACAGCAATGCTTCTCCAAAGAATTATGCGTGTGGCCAAAAGTGGACCTGTATTAATTTGGTCACAAGAAATGGACAAGTACCAATTGTTTGATCGGATGATTTCTAACATGACAGGCATTCAATATGGTCGTATTAAAAACAAAGACCTAAATCCAGAAGAGCTTGGCGTTATCGAGCATGCCTACAAAGAGCTAGAAAAGCTACCTATCTTTGTCCAGGATTCAAGTGGCGTAACAATCGAGGAAGTAAGGGCCACAGCAAGGCGTTTTAAAAAACGATATGGGCAAATTGCCATGATTGCTGTGGATTATCTGCAGATTATGAAGATCCCCCAACGTAAAAACGAGACCAGGGCGCAGGCGATTGGAAATGTAACCACTACCGCAAAGCAAATAGCCAGGGACATGAATTGTTGCTTCATGATGTTATCGCAGATGACCAGGGAAAGCGACAATGTTAAAAAGCCGCAGCTGTCACACTTAAAAGAATCATCCTCTATTGAGCAGGACGCTGATGTTGTGGAATTTTTATGGCACGATCCAGCTGACAAAATGCCACAAGGTAAGGTCATTCAACAGTTTTTTGCAAAAGGACGAGACATAGGCATAAATGAGTTTAAATTGCTTTTCATGGGGTGGAAACAGAAGTTTATTGAACTGGATAAATAGTAGAAAGATATTGTGAGGAAGGGTGAACAAAAATGGCATCGATAGAAACATTATTAAACAAAACACTTTCATCAATAGAACAGGTAGGCAATGATGAACTTTATTTCCTTACAACCGAAGGAGATAAATTCAAAATGTATCATGAACAAGATTGTTGTGAAAGCGTTTGGTTAGAAGAAACTATCGGGGATTTAGAAGATTTAATCGGTAGTCCTTTATTAATGGCTGAGGAAGTAATAGAAAGTCCGCCTGAAAGCGACAATTACGAAAGTGCAACCTGGACATTTTATAAGTTCGCTACTATTAAAGGCTATGTGACTTTACGCTGGGTTGGTGAATCGAACGGATATTATTCTGAAACAGTAGATTTTTGCAAAGTCAATTAATAAAAGATTTGGAGGATCGTTATGAGATTCATCGGTTTAGATCCATCAACTAAAACAGGATTTGTTGCACTAGATGAAAATGGCCAGGTACTAAGAGCAAAAGAATTAACAGGCGTAGGTGATAAAGATCCTTTCCGAATGATCACACTTATTGACGAAGTTATGGCCCACATGCAAAAAGGCGACATCATAACCGTTGAAGGATTTGGATTTGCAACACAGCAAGGCATACAGCTTGGTGGGATCGGTTGGGGTATGCGAATGTCTCTAACTAGACGAGGGTTTAAATACTATGAAGTTGCTCCTAGTGCTGTTAAGAAATTTGTAAATGTTACTGGCTTTACTGGAGAAGTAGGAAACAAAAAACGCATTACAGGTGTAGAAAAGAAAAAAGTCGTTATGAAAGCTGTAAAAGATCATTTTGGCTTCTCACATAAAAGCGACAATGTTGTCGATGCATATATTTTAGCTCAAATTGCAAGAATCATGTACCAGGTTAATAGATCTGATTTTATTGGTTGTCCTGTCTATCAAGCAGAGGTAGTTAAATCGATATTAGGAAATAAAACAATTGAAATGGAGAGTGTGAAGAATGGCTAAAGTTGAATTAAATGTCCTTTTTAAAAAAATACAAAAGGATGATAAAAAGAAGTTTTAGAGTTTCATATCTTGGGTGATGATGTTCAATATAAATCTGAATTAATTGGTATGGCAGGCAGCATTGTAATACTTGAACTAGGTGATGTTAAATTATCTGCAGAGATGAAATCAATTCAGCGCGATAGCAAGAAAGTCGTGTTGAAATTTGAAGCCAAAGGCGATAGTGAGGAAAAGACTATCAAACTTTATCCAAAAGCAGGCTTTAATGTGAAGCTTTCACTTGAACAAAGCCAAATGAGCATTGAAGAATTTGAGGAACAGCATGAGGGTCTCGAATATCAGGTTGATGGAGATGGTAGCGTATCAGTAGCACCTGATCAAATGACCATTGAAGATGTCAATGAGACAGAAAATGATGATGATTTACTAGATTGATACTAATTGCCCTGGTAGATGCCAGGGTATCTTTCTTGTAGAAGGGGGAAATCTGTTTTGGATTTTGAATTGCCTGAATTAGATAGAAAAGCAACGCAAGCAGCTGTCGAGCGAGAATTAGAAAAATACCGCATTTTTAAACATTTAACTTTTGAAGAAAAAGAAGCAGCTACAACATCACATATTAATGACATTGGTGGAGGGAAAGGCAATTTAACAAGTGACCAAACAGGCTCAGTGGCCATTTACAACGTTGATGAAAAGAGTATAAGACGTAAATATTGTGAGCGTATAGAACGTGCTGTAAAAAGGCTACCACCAATGGAAAGATTCTTGATTGAAACAAGATACATGGCTGATGATGCCGAATACTTAACAGATATGAAAGTCTATTGTTTTAAATTTCAACCGCCTATTTCTGCCACTACTTACGATAAAATTCGTTGGAAAGCTTTCTACAAATTAGCCCTGGATCTAAACATCGCTCGCACTATGTAGAAAAAAAGTAGAAAAATAATAGAAAAAAACTAGAAAAATAAAATGAAAATATTAGCAATTAAAAATGAAGCATTTGGTTTTATACATGTTAAATTAGTATCATCGGGAATTGATTAAGGGAGACCTTAGTTGATTCCTTTTTCATTGTCATGGGTCTTGACTGTACTCTAATTAGAGTACACCTTTACTGTACTCTAATTAGGGCACACTACTGTACTCTAATTAGGGTACACCACTGTACTCTAATTAGAGTACACCTAAACGAGTTTCTTCTATATATGCAAAATCTCTAAAGAAAACAATAAAGAAAACAATAAAGAAAACTAACTAGCAAATACATTTTGCTAGGAAGAAATCTATTTAATTACTAATAGAAAAAGAAAGGTGGTGAGTACATTGAAAATTATAGCAGTCCTCACATTCATTTTAATTACTATCAATTTCATTCTTTCCATCATTCGAATGATAAGGCTTCAAAAAGAAATAGATGCAGCCTATCAACGAGGACTATCAGATGCAAAGCAAGCATCGAGTGAAGTCATTAATGAAATCAAAATTAGAATAAGTAATGGCAAGTCATTTCATGAATCTGCTGCTGATGTAGCTAATGAGTTAAGCAAAAGATTAAAAGAAAGGATTGATTCAATATGAAAGTACCAATTCGCACAACAGCTAATGGAACTGAATACTGGGACAGTGAAGCTAAGAAGGTGTTGTTTGTACCTGCAGGTATGAGGCCATCTTTTGAAGTTACTGAAAGTCCAAAGACAATGCTTCATAAAGGTGAAACAGTTAAGCCATTAGAAGAACCTGTATTTAGCTTAGAGGGCATGACTGCTACACAGTTAAGAGAGTATGCAGAAGAAAACAATATCGAAGTACCAGGTAATCTAAAGAAGCCTGATACTATTCGTGAGTATATTGAGGAACAGTTAGCAGTTGATGAAGATTGAAGTATTGTAGTGAGCAAGGATGCCGACAGCTAATCAGCAAGGGTAGATACTGTGATAAGCATAGAAGGAAGAAAAGGAATGTAGGTGCCAGTAATAAACCTTTCTACAGCACAGAGGCATGGAGGGATCTAAAGGCTGAATGTTATCAGCGAGATAAAGGAAGATGTACACGATGCAATAAGTTTTTGTTTGGTAGGACAGCACAACATCATCACATCATACCGATCAATGAACGTCCAGACTTGAAGCTTGATCCAAGCAACGTCACAACCTTATGTCCAACGTGTCACATGATCGTTGAACATGAGACAAAACCAAAGCCAAAACATAATTTTAAATGGTGATAGCCCCCCTACCAAATTAATTTTTTGCCCATTTTGCTGTAGACCGTATGAGCATGTAATTGCGCGCCTCAAAAAGATTTTTTGAAAAAAATTTAAGTGTGACAAAGGCAGGTGAATAGGTATTGACCAAAAAACATGAACAAGCATTTGAGCTTTTTAAAGAGAGTGAAGGAAGTCTTTCAAATGCAGAAATAGCAACTGCTGTTGGTGCTGCAGAGTCTACGGTTCGAAAGTGGAAAAGTCGATATAATTGGCTTGAACAAATGGGCTTAGATCAGAATGTCACAGTGGAGAAAAATGAGAGTGTGACAAAAAGTAAACCTTCTAGTCGTGAACTGCAGCACAAACGGATAATAGACTCATTGGTTGAGGCTGGAACCTATTCACCTGCTTTGGATTTGTTAATTGAAGTGTACCTGGATTGTTTCGAAGAATATGAAAAGGCAAAAGACGTTGGTGAAAATACTGAAAAGCTTAGAAAAGAATTAGCCCGATTACTTGGCCAACTTGGATTAGATGGTAAAAACAAAGATCTCATTAAAAAATCAGGAACATTACTTGCAAAAGGTGATGAGGAAAAGAAGAAAGATCCTGAACCTGAAACCGAAAGTAGTAAACTTGTACAGTTTAGACAAAGGAAAATGAGATCATGATAGATTTTGAAGTAAATTATGCTGATGAATTTGTAAAAGAATTTGATTCTAATCCAAAAGCTTATCCACACAGCATTAAATTAATGGTGAAGCGCTATAAACGGTGGAAGAAGCGTAAAGATATTTGGTTTGATAATGATAAAGCCAATGACATGTTATATTTCACCGAAACTTTCTTGAAACATGCAAAAGGGAAATGGGCTGGACAACCTTTAATCTTGGAATCCTGGCAGAAGTTTTACTTTGCTAACATTTACGGCTGGCAACGTAAAAATGAATTCGGAAAAGCTGTGCGAGTTGTCCGAAATGCATATCTGCAGGTGCCAAAGAAAAACGGAAAAACAATTATGGGCGGCAGTCCTGTAATTTATGGCATGTATGGCGAAGGTGTTAAAGGTGCTGACTTCTACATATCAGCAAATACATTCGAACAATGCCAAAATGCTGCTATTCCTATTGGCCTAACAATTGAAAATAGCCCTGATTTGCGTCCAGGTACACGAATTTACAAGGGTAAAGAGGATACGGTCCGATCTGTTAAATACACCTTTGTAGAAGACGGCATAAAATATGCCAACACGTTAAAGGTACTAACAAAAGATAATGCAGGGAACGAGGGTAAAAATCCATATTGTAACTACTTTGATGAAGTGCACGCACAAATGGACAGAGAACAATACGATAACCTGCGATCTGCTCAAATTGCCCAGGAAGAACCTTTGAACATCATCACAACTACAGCTGGAAAACAGACAGGAGCATTAGGGGCCCAGATTCATGCCTATGCAAAAGAAGTCATGAAAAACGACAATGATGATTCTTGGTTTGTGATGATATATGAACCGAATAAGGGCTATGATTGGGAAGATCGAGAAGTATGGCGAATGGTAAATCCAAATATAGGTGTTTCCGTTAGCATGGAATTTTTAGAGAATGCGTTCAAAGAAGCTCAAAACAACAGCTTTAACCGTGCTGAATTTTTATCTAAACACTTAAATGTATTCGTCAATTATGCCGAAACCTATTTCGATCTTGACCAATTAGAAAAAATGCTTGTTGATGATCTTGGAGATATTGAGGGGCTAACATGTGTTGTTGGTGTCGATTTATCAAGGCGTACCGATTTAACTTGTGTAGACATTAACGTACCGACATTTGATGAAGATGGCGAACCAATCCTAAAAGTGAAGCAGATGTATTTTATTCCAGAGTTCGGGATTGAAGAAAAAGAACTGCAACGCAATGTACCATACCGAGAACTTGCAGAGAAAGGATTTGTGACATTATGTCCTGGTAAAACAGTAAGTGAAGATATGGTAAATGAATATGTCGAGTGGGTGTTTGATAATTTTGATTTAAGACAGATAAATTATGATCCTGCATTGGCTGAAAAGCTAGTTGAACAGTGGGAAATGCTAGGTATTCCATGTGTAGAAGTGCCACAGTATCCAGCTGTAATGAATGAACCATTTGATGATTTTGAAATCCTTCTTTTACAGGATAAAGTGATAACAGATAATCCATTACTCATTTTCTGTGCATCCAACGCCAAAGTCATAACGAATATAAATAATCTAAAAACACCATCCAAGCGAAAAAGCCCTGAACATATAGACGGCTTTGTCGCTTTTTTAATTGCACATAAAGAGACATTAAACATGATGGCAGAAAGCATGGATGGGCTAGACGAATATATTAAATCAATTTATCGGTAAAATAATATTTCTCCTCAACTATAATTTTGTTATGATTTGGTAAAGGAGTGGGCATTAAATGGTTATTACAGATATTCTATTTGATAAAGATGGGAATTTTTTATGGGCTAGTGTTGCTGCATTAGTTGCGTTTATTGCAGCAGTAATAAGTATAGTAAATGCGGTTTTGACTATTAGGTCTAATTTCAAAGGGAACGTAACAAAAGCTAGAATAGAATGGATTCAAGAAGTTAGGAAAAAAAGCGCGGATTTCATTGCAGCCTGTTATGACTTATTCGAATTCTTAGAACTACAAAGTGTTGACAAAATAGATTCAGATAGCAAAAAAGAGATTGCACGATTAAAAAATGAAGTTCAAAAAAACGGCACTCTATTAATTTTATACTTTGGCCCAGATTCCAGTAAAAATAATGATTTTGTTGTAATGATTATTGAGGATTTAGTTAAAATATTAACAAGTAGAAACCTGTGGATGTTTAGAAAAGTTATTCCTATTAATACAAATCACTTAGATGTATTAAGAGATTTTTTAAGATTATACTTTAAAGCCGAGTGGAAACGAGCAAATGGTGTTCTAAAGAATTCAAAAAAGGTACAAGCGTACCTCGAAAAGGATAAGGCATATGAAAAAATGCTAGAGATTTTTAAAGATAGATTAGAAGAATACGAACAAAAAAACCTAGATAACTATGAACGTACTAAAATTAACTACGAAGTATTAAAGGATAGACAGGATGATTAATGGCCCTAAGCACGGCAATAAAAGGCTTATTTTTTATGGCTAAAGCGAGGTGAGATAGTGGGAATACGAGATAGGTTTTCAGGTTTTTTAGCACGTCAAGTTGAAAAGCGAGGCTTAATTGAGGATTCATTAGGTGGAAGTGTTCGGCTGAATGGATGGTTTGCTAATGATGAAAACATATTACATTCGAGTGATGTGTACGAATTGCTACAAGACATAAGTAATCAAATAGCATTGGCCCAGGTAGTAGTAGAAGACCAGGAAACAGGCAAGGACATTACGAACCATCATATTTTAAAATTGCTACGCAATCCGAATAAATATTTAACAGGCACAGAATTTATGAAGCTTATGGTAAACACCTATTTAGTTGAAGGTGAGGTTTATCCTTTTTACACAGGCAAGGAGATTCACATTGTATCGAATGTAGACAGTGAATTGGACAGTAACTTAGAGGAACATTTCAAAATAAACGGTACTGAAATACCTTCTACAATGATTCGGCATATTAAAAATGTTGGCCTTAATCATTTAACAGGTGTCGGACTAAAACAACTAGGTAAAGACACCTTAGAAGGTGTTATGAGCGCTGAGAAGGTGCTAACAGATAAATACAAAAAGGGCGGCATTCTAGCATTCTTATTAAAACTAGATGCTCATATCAATCCGAAAAATGGCACACAATCGATTTTGATTAATTCGATCCTGGATCAACTAGAAGGAATTGATGATAGCCGCACTATTAAGCTCATCCCTTTAGGGAAAGGTTATTTAATCGATGAATTAAAAAGCCCAATCGATGATGCCAAAATACTTTCTTACTTAAATGTCTATAAGAAGGATCTTGGAAAGTTTTTAAATATCGATGTTGAGACTTACAGAGCCATGTTAAAGACAGATTTAGAGAAAGCCATGATGTACTTACACAACAAGTCTGTTAAATCCATAATGCAAAACTTTGAAGACCATTTGAGTCTTCTTTTTTTCGGCCCAAATTCGAATTTACGGCTGAAATTCAAGATTAATATTTTGGACTTTGTACCATACAGCACAAAAACAAATATTGCTTACAACCTGGTTAGAACCATGGTCGCGACACCTGACGATGCTCGCGATAATTTACTAGGTTTTGATCGCTTATTCACTGATGAATCGATGAAGCTTTATATTTCGAAGGATTTAATTGCAGGTGAAGACATTAATAAAGCGACAGACGACAGCTTGAAGGGGGGTGAAGATGGTGGCCAAGCAAAAGGAGATTCGGACGCTTGATATACAGGGGCTTCAAACGAGAAGCCAGGGCGATAGTGAATCGAATGTGATTGAAGGTTATGCAGCTGTATTTAATTCACCAACAGATATATGGGGCATGTTTACAGAAATTATAGCGCCAGGCGCTTTTGCTGATGCAATTGCTTCAAATGACGACATACGCGCTTTATTTAACCACGATTGGAACAATGTCTTAGGAAGAACCAAGAGCGGAACATTGCGCTTGTCAGAGGACGCTAGAGGGCTTAAATTCGAAGTTGATTTGCCAAATACAACGTTGGCTAGGGATTTATCAGAGAGTTTAAGACGTGGCGATATTTCGCAATGCTCGTTCGGTTTTGTTCCTACAAGTGAAACATGGGATTATGAACCTGAAATACCTGTTCGAACAATTAACACCGTAGAGTTACATGAAATTAGTGTCGTAAGTATTCCAGCGTATGAGGATACAGAAGTATCATTGCGCTCCAAAGAAGCCAATAAGTCGATTGAATTGCGATTGAAGTTAATACAAAAAATAAACTCAGTTTTGGAGGAAAACAAACATGAATAAAAAACTATTAAAGGCATTACAGAAACGTTTAAAAGGACGTTTAACAGAACTACGCTCACAATTAGAAGCTGGTGATATGGCAGAGGATGCAATCGAAGGTGTTACCGCTGAGATCGAGGAAATTTCTGCAGAGCTTACAGAAACAGAACAAGCGCTTGCTGATTTAGAAGACGATCCAGGTAATGAAGATCCTGAGAATCGAAGCGCTAATGATCCTGACGAGGAAGAAGAGGAAGAAGAGGAGGAAGATAAGGAAAAAACTGATCCTGAAAAACGAAGTGGCATTTCGCAATCGGCACAAACTGCAATTAACGCTATCGGAAATGCTTTATCAACACGTAACGCTAAATCTACTAAGAAACGCGAAGCTGAAATTCGTTCAGCGTTTGCTAACTTTGTAGTCGGTAACATTTCGGAGTCAGAGGCTCGTTCACTTGGTATTGAGGTGGGGAATGGTTCTGTAACTGTTCCAGTTCAGATTGCTAAAGAAGTAATCTCATACGCCCAAGAGGAAAACTTATTACGAAAATACGGTTCTTATGTTGAGACTGATGCAGATGTCAAATATCCAGTACTAGTTAAAAAAGCAGAAGCTAATGTCAATAAGAAAGAGCGTTCGACTGAAATTGAAGAAACAGAAATTGAATTCGATTCAATTGATTTAGATCCAACAGAATTTGATGCCCTTGCTACCATTACTAAGAAGCTATTAAAACGTACTGGTGTGAATATCGAACAAATTGTTATCGATGAATTGAAAAAGGCTTATGTTCGTAAGGAAACAAATTATATGTTCAATGGTAATGATGCAGGTAATGAAAATCCAGGTGCTTTAGCCAAGAAAGCCGTTGCATTTTATGAAAAAGATCCAGTGGATTTAGAAGCTGCAGGATTAGCTAATAAGCTATATTCACAACTTGTCAAAATGAAAGGGCAAGTACCAACTGCAGTACGTAAAAAGTCAATGTGGATTGTAAATGGCGCGGCTGTGACTGCACTTGAAGGATTATTGGATGCAAATGGCCGTCCACTTCTTTACGAAACACCTGACGGCTTAGGGTATAAATTACTTGGCCATAACTTAGATTTTACAGATGCAGCGGATGGTATTGATCCAACAAAGCCAGTATTCTACTTTGGTGATTTTAAAGCTTTCCACATTCAAGAAATTAAAGGTGGAATGGAGCTTCAAAAGCTAGTTGAAAAATATGCAGGTACAAATAAAATTGGCTTTCAAATTTACAACCTTATTGATGGCCAATTAATCTATTCACCATTTGAGCCAGCGGTTTACCGTTATGAAGTAGGAGCCACTAAACCAGGGAGCTGATTAGATGGACGAACTATTAGAACAATTTAAGGACCATATTCATGAGGACGGTGAGGGAGACACTTCACTGTCCTTTTATTTAAGAAATGCCAGGCGGTATGTGAAAAAAGCAACAGGTACCGAACAAGAATATTTGGTGTTGATGGTTGCAGGAATTATGTATGAATACCGTGTTGCAGAAGATGAATTAAAAAAGGCGCTTGATGCCCTTACACCTTTTATGATTTTGGAGGTGTATGACGATGCCGAAACACCAATCCAATAAGCTGAAAAAAAGAATTAGTATTTTGGGTAATGTTGAGGTTGAGGATAGACTCGGAGAAACAACCAATAAATTTGAACCTATCAAAACAATTTGGGCTGAAATAGTACCTCAAACAGGGTCACTTCAAAAGCAAGCTGCAGATACCGTTCTTACTAACGTTACCCATAAAATTAAGGTGCGCTATAAAGCTGGCAATGATATTACAAAAGAAATGCAAATTCAATATAAAGGACATACGTTTGAAATCAAGTATATTTTAAATCCTTATTTTGAAAACAAATGGCTAGAGATCTTTGTCCAGGAGGTGTTGCAATGAGTATTCAAATGCATGGTTTAACTGACTTTCAAAGAGATTTATTCGATGTTGCCACCAAAAAGGTACCTAAAGAAGCACCAAAGTTAATGCGTAAAATAGGTTCAAAAGCGAGAACTAAAGTTGCTAAAAAAGGTCGTTCCCTAGTGAAGAAAAAGACAGGCACCTATCATAAAAAGTGGAAACGAGGCAAAGTTTTTGTAGGTTATCAAGGTGAACTAGTGGTACGTGTTATTAATTCAGCTCCTCACGCTCATTTAATTGAGGATGGCCATAGAATGGTAGATCACGAAGGAAACGAAACAGGTGATTTTGTGCCAGGTAAGAAGGTACTTGATAAAGGTATGCGAGAATTTGAAAGTTCTGGTGACGTTGAGAAAGAGACAGTAAAGTGGCTAGATGAATTATTGAGGAAAAACAAGCTATGATTACATTTGAAAACATTAGAGCAACAGTGACCAGGAATTTAAAAGCAAATTTCAACGGATTGAAGGTATCGAGTAAATCTGTAAAGGATGGTTTTACACGACCATCATTTAAAATTGAGCTAGATAATGTGAAGCGTGAGGGCTATTTAACACAAGTTGAAAAGTCTTGCACGGTTCGCATTTTTTATTTTCCTTCAACAATTGATGATAACGCGATTGAATTGTTAGATGTTCAAGAAGCAATAGGGAATTTATTTGATCTTAAATTTTCTGTAGGAGATCGACATTTGGATATTGTTGAGCCTAATTTCGATGAAATAGATGGTGTGCTGCAGTTTGAATTTGATCTCCATTTCTTTGATGGCCGTGAATATGGCGAAGGCAGTCCAGGTGGAAATATTGAAGATGAAATTAAAAATGGCAAAGACTTTTACGAAAAATATCCAATTGAGCTTATGGGTGAATTGGATGATGAGGAAGGGGATTAAACAATGGGCCTACCACAAATTATTATCGAATTTAATGGTAAAGCTGTTACTGCTATCAAGCGAAGTCAGCTAGGTATTGTTGCATTGATTTTAAAAGATGATGTACAAACTGCTGATACAGTAACTTACAAAAGCATTGAGGATGTACCAACAGAAGGATGGGCGCCAGCCAATTTAGATTACATTCAAAAAACGTTTATGGGTACACCAAGCAAAATCATTATTGAACGTTTACCAACAACTGCAGGTGATTACAACGCAGCCTTAACACGTTTAAATAATAAGCGATTTAATTATTTATCTATTCCAGGCATTTTAGAAAATGATACAACAACTATTTCTACCTGGATAAAAACTAAATATGACAATCTAAAGAAAACATTTAAAGCAGTACTACCTAACTGCAAAGCAGATCATGAAGCAATTATTAATTTCACGACATCGGAAATTAAAGTTGGAGAAAAGGAATACACCACTGCAGAATATACAGCTCGAATTGCTGGAATATTGGCAGGCTTACCATTTACACGTTCAGCAACTTATTACGAATTGCCAGAGGTCGATTCTATTAAAGAGATTGAAGATCCTGACGCAGCTGTTGATAATGGTGAGCTAATTCTTATCAACGATGGCGAAAATATTAAAATTGGACGAGGGGTCAACAGTCTGACAACGACAACAGGCAAAAAGACAGAGGACTTTAAATCAATTCGAGTAATCGAAGTGCAAAACCTTATTAAGGATGATATTAGAGCCACTTTTGAAAAGCATTATATTGGTAAACACAACAACATCTACGATAACCAAGTGCTGTTTTTGCGTTCGGTTAATGCTTATTTTGATGGTTTAGAAGGTGAAGAAATACTTGATCCAAACTTTGATAATAAAGCAGAAATAAATGTACAAAAACAACGTTTGGCCTGGGAATCAATTGGTGTTGACACAACTGATTGGGACGATCAAAAAGTTAAAGAAATGTCCTTTAAACGCAATGTATTTGTAGGAGGCAATATAAAAATTGTGGATGCTATCGAGGACTTAGATATGGATATTGCGATTTAAGGAGGATTGACACATGGGTAAATTAAAGTCTAATCGCGTTATTAATGGCACATATGGCAGCGTGTGGGTTAATAATGAAAAATGGCTAGATATTGAGGAATTTGAAGCTAAAGTTTCCATTGGATTTGAAGATGTGAATATGGCAGAAGATCCAGCAACTCATAAAAAAATGACAGGCTGGTCAGGTGAAGGAACTATGAAGTTGAAGAAAGTGTATAGCCGTGGTGCAATTCTACTTGCGGATTCTGTAAAAAAAGGAATCGTACCTGATGTGAGCATTGTAGGTAAACTTGCTGATCCTGATGCATTTGGTTCGGAGCGAGTTGCTATTAGTGAAGTGACATTTAATGAATTTATGTTAATGCAATTTGCTCAAAAAACTATCGGAACCGAGGAATTACCATTTAACTTTGCTGATTACGATCTGATCGATTCAATTACAGCCTAAAACATATCGGAGGGAAATATAAATGACTAAAAAGGTGAATAAACGATTAACACTTACGGACTTGATGAAAGAGAAAGAAAAGTACCAGGTAAAGGATGATGTCACAGAGGTAGTACTTGTGGAACGTCTAGGCGTGGAGGTAGTCTTACGTAAACCTGAAAAATCTCTTTGCGTGGATACTATGAAAATGTTGCGTGATGATAATAATGATACAGACGCAGATGAATACATGGTATATAACACATTAGTAGAGCCGAATTTAAAAGATGCTGAGTTGCAAAAAATGTATGAATGTACACTACCAACTGACATTGTTCATAAGATTTTCGATCCTGGTGAAATTGCTCAGTTATCAGAGTTAGCAATGGAAATGGCAGGATATAAAAAAGGTGGAGTTAAAGCTATAAAAAACTAATTGATAGTGATGATGATTTTTATTTTCTTCATCACTACATTCAACGCGGTTTTAAACCTGAATATCTTCTAAATCTTGACTATGATACAAAGTTAATAATGACGGCCAGTATAGAAAAATATTTAGAAGAAAAAGACGAGGAAATGAAAGCTAGAGCAAAAATGCTTTAGCTTTTTTCTTTTGTAAAAGGCGGTGAGGAATTGGGAAGAAGGGTAATATCAGCTGTTCTCACATTGCAGGATCGCGATTTTTCTAGTAATTTAAGGCGCGCTAGTGATCGAGCTGATGATTTTGGACGAGGCGTTGCGAGAGTGGGCAACCAAATTCAACGTTTTGGACAAGGGGCAGCTAGAGTTTTTAAAACAGTAGCAATGGGCGCAGGTGCTTTGGGAGCAACTGGAATCGCTGCATTTGGCGCAAGTGTTGCGAAGTCGATAGTCGATACTGATGGAGCCTTTAAACGCTTAGAAGCTCGCACAGGTGCAACAGGAGCCGAATTAAAAGGGCTTGAAAATGTGGCCAAAGATGTATTCAAAGCAGGTTTTGGTGAAAACATGGATCAGGTTGCTGATGATGTTTCTACTTTAAGTGCCATGTTCAAAAACCTAAAAGGTGATTCATTGACGGAGGTAGCCAAAGGAGCTGCAACTATTTCACAAGCCTGGGGTGCTGAATCAAAAGAAGTCGGAAAAACTGTTAAATCTATGACGAGCAACTTTAAAGGTCTAAGTGAAACAAAGGCACTTGATTTAATGACTCATGCTTTTCAGAAAACAGGCGACTATTCTGATGATTTACTAGATACGTTTAATGAGTATAGCGTCCATTTTAGCAAGCTTGGATTGTCTGCAGAAGAATTTACAGGCATTTTAATTTCGGGCGCTGAAAACGGAGCCTGGAACATGGACAAAGTCGGGGATGCTGTGAAAGAGTTTGGTATCCGTGCAATCGATGGCTCAAAAGGAACAAAAGAAGGTTTCGATGCCATTGGATTAAATGCCGATGAAATGGCTGAGAAATTTACTGCAGGTGGAGAAACGGCAAACAATGCCTTTGCTGCTACTATTGCAGGTTTAGCGGCTATGAAAAATCCTGTTGAACAAAATGCTGCAGGCGTTGCGCTTTTTGGGACCATGTGGGAGGATTTGCGCGAAGATGTAGTTTTATCGATGACAGATAGCGCTAAATCTGTACAAGGTTTCGAAGGAGCAACAGGACGAGCAGCCGATGCACTACAAAGTAGCTTTAAATCGAAATTAACACAATCGTGGCGAGATTTACAGGTCGGTATAGCTGATGTAGTAAACGGAGCAGGAGCGCAGGAGTTCTTACAAGGTGTTGCTCAGAAAGCTGATGAATTGGTGCCAAAAATTCAAGGAATAGTTACTAAAGCATTTGAATTTGGCAATACCGTTCGTGATAATTGGGGGCCAATTAAAGAAACGCTTATTGGTGTTGGAACAGCTGTAGGAGTAGTAGCTGTTGGTATGGGAGCTTTAAAGGTTATCACCACAGTAACAACTATGGTACAGGGCTTTAAGACAGCAATGGGACTAGCAACAGCTGGACAATGGGCCATGAATACGGCCATGCTTGCCAGTCCTTTGACTTGGGTAGTGGTCGGCATAGCTGCTGTAGTTGCTGCAGGTGTTTTGTTATATCGAAATTGGGATACCGTAAAAGCAGCTGCAGGTAGCTTGTGGGAGAAAACGAAAGAGGTATTCGGAGGTATTTATGATTGGGCTGCTCAAAAGATTCAGCCAGTAACAGGCTTTTTCAAAGGACTTTATGATAAATTTATGGGCTTTAAAAATGCCATTAGCAACTTCCAACCGCCTGAATGGGTCTCTAAAATAGGTGGAGCTATTGGAAAAGCTGCAGGAGCAGTTGGCAAATTTGTTTCAGGATCACATGCAGATGGTTTAAATCGTGTCCCTTACGATGGGTACATTGCAGAATTACACAAAGACGAAATGGTTATACCTGCTCGACAATCTGAAAGGATTCGTGCTGCAGGAGGATCAATCGATAATGTAGATCAAATGGTGCAACCGTCACCTGTTGCTGTAGCAACGCCTACACCTGCAGGAAGTACACCACAGCCAACAGCTTCAAATAATGGCGGTGTACAAGTTATTATCCAAAACTTGAATGCTAAAGGTGTTACAGCAATGGAAGTAGCTAATGAGCTAGTGCCATTATTACAATTACGATTGGCTAATTTATAGGAGGTTAAATAAATGGACATTTTTCTAAGTACGATGGATCGTAAACAAATTATTCAACTTCCTATAGTGCCAGCTGAATTCAAAATACCTAGTCCTGTGAGTAACGAAGTCTTTACAACAATTAATCAAGGTGACATTAAATTGCTTGGTCGTAGAGGCTTGAAATCTCTTGCGATTGATTCTTTTTTCCCTTCAAAGGTGTATCCATTTTCACGAAACACTAAATATTTTGGGTGGGAGTATTACGAGATCATTGAGGGCTGGATAGACAAACGAATGCCAATTCGATTAATCATGTCGAACACACCTATTAATATGCTCATGACAATCGAAAACTTTGAGGCTGGACTTCAAGACGGATCAGGCGATGTTTATTATTCACTGGCCCTATCAGAGTTTAAAGAGATCATTTTAGAGACAAAGAAGGTGAAATAATGACTCATGAATTATGGCTTATTAAAGGTGGTACCATGACGAATATTACGCCTTTGCTTGGCACATTAACCTGGCGTAGCAACATGGAGGAATTAGGGGACGAAATTAATTTCAGTATCGCTTTTACTGATACAAATTACTTCCCTGTGAATCCATGTGATATTGGTGATATGGTGGCCCTTTACAATAACGGCAAGGAAATAACACGCGCTATTATTGTGGACGAGCTGAAAAATGGAAGATCGCCAATTGCATACGTTGCCTTTGATTATGCCTTTTATCTAAACAAATCGAATGCAGTTTATCAATTTAATAAGCTATCTGCAGATGCTTGTATCAAGAAGATCGCCAAAGACTTCAATATCCAAGTAGGTAAGATCGTATCTATTCCTAAACCTATCGATCAAATATACAACGATAAAAAGGTAAGTGAAATTATAAAAGACATTCTTACTATTGCAGAGCAGTCGTTAGGTGTTAAATACCTCATGGAAATGCGCCAGGGCAAGCTATACATCGAAAAGCAAGGTGATGTCGTTGTAACAGGCACATTTCAATTGTATGAAGGTGGCCCAAAGTACGACATTCATTCAGCTCTTATGAATCCTTCAAAGAGACGTAGCATTACAGAAATGGCTAATACAATTCAGGTTGTCGGAAACAATGACAAAGTAGTTTTAACCAAGTCTGATAATAAAATGGCTGAGAAATATGGGCGTATTACTAAAGTTGTGAAGCTAGATCAGAATGAAAAGAAAAGTGCTAAACAGGTGGCTGAAAATGAATTAAAGCAGCTGTCAAAAGTGTCAGAAGAAAATAGCGTTGAATTGATGGGCCATGATGATTTTAGAGCAGGCCGTCTATTTTCACTCGAAGAACCAACCACAGGTATTAAAGGTACTTTCTTGATAAAAGATGTATTGCACACGATTAGTAAAGGCATTCACACCATGAAGCCTACATTAGAGGTGAAGTAAATGGATTCGATTACAACGTTAGCTAAAATGCTTAAACAAAATGAAAATCCTAAACCTGTGTCAATGTCTACAGGTATTGTCATTTCCTCACCGCCAAATGCTCAAATACGCTTAAATGATACAGTCATTCTTGGTAATAACCGATTAGTTTTTGCTGCTCATGTCCTAGAAGATTATAAACGTGAAATTGAGCTAGAGGGTGATATACGGATCACAGATAGTCCCTTTCAAACATTTGAAGCGAAAGAAGTAAAATCTAAAACAAAGGATACTCTCAAAGAAGGTGACGAAGTAATACTGTTACCGACTGCAGATGAACAACTGTATTTTGTTGTAGGTAAGGCGGTGAGGTTCGAATAATGTTACCTAAGATCGCACAACTAGAATTTGATACACAGGAAATTAAAACGGACTTGCCACCACTAGGTAAGTCCTTTTTGTATGACTTTGATAAGGGCGATTTTGTATTCAGAAATGGAAAAATGGTTGAAGTTCATGGACTTGAAACATTGAAGCAATGGATCTTAAAAGTGTTAAAGACTGAGCGCTTTCGCTTTAGGATTTACAAAGACATTCCTTATGGTGTGACATTGGAGGATTTAATAGGTTCTAGCCTACCACGCGCCTTTATTGAAGCAGAAATTAAACGCGAGGTTACAGCTTCATTGTTAGAACATACACATATTCAAGAGATCCAGGAATGGCAATTTAGCCATGATGGGAAGTGGATGCGAATTAAATTTAGAGTCGTCACGGTAGAAGGAGCATTCGAAATTGACGAGCCATTAAAAGGGGTGGCAGCGTAGATGGAAGACGAAAAGATCATTCATGACCGTATGATGGTCAATATCAGCAATGATTACGACAAGTCAAAAGGTAATTTTGTCTATGACGTAACAAAGCCAGTGGCCGTAGAATTTGCAAAACAGCAAGAAAAAATCGCTGCAGTACAAGAAAAGCTGGACATTGAAAAATTAACAGGGGATGAGCTCACAAGAACAGTTTATCAGCGGACAGGCGTTAGCCGTAAACCTGCTACTCAAGCCACGACAACGGTCATTGTTTCGGGTACAGCTGGCACACTTGTAAAAGTTGGCGAATTAGTAGGCACAGAAACAATTTTATACACAGTCATTGAAGAAGCCATTCTTAATGAAAGTGGATTTGCTCATGTTCGTATCCAATGTAATGAGTTTGGACAAGTAGGAAACGTGCCAGCGAATACTATTGTAAACTTTCCAGCATCGATCAATGGCTTGGTGAATGTCTACAATCCTGAGCCTGTTGTTGATGGCTATGACGAGGAAACAGATAACGATTTACGCCAGCGCTATTATGATAAGCTACAGCGCCCAGGTAAGGCGGGGAATAAATATCACTATCGCGAATGGGCCTTAGAGGTGACTGGTGTTGGTGATGCAAAAGTATTCCCTCGTTACAACGGCCCATTATCGATGAAAGTAGTTGTGATAGATGCAAACAAATTACCTGCTAATGCTGAATTAGTGCAAAAAGTATATGACCATATAGCAGAGCAAATGCCTTTTGGTGTTGAAGATTTAAATGTTATACCTGCAGTCGGAGTACCAATAAATATTTCAGCCACTTTAAGTTTAGTGGATGGATATACTGAACCGATTGTAAAGCAGTATATAAAGGAAAATATGATTGAATATCTAAAAGAAATTGCTTTTAAAGCATCCTATGTTAGTTATGCAAAAACAGGCAGTGAAGTTATTGATAGTGATGGTGTTTTAGATTATCAGGATCTATTAATCAATGGATCAACTGCTAATGTGGTTATTCCTGATGATGGGGTGCCAGTAATAGGAGGTGTAAATGAATGAATCACATGACAGTGTATTTGAAAAATAAAGTTCTTACAGACAATTTAAGGACAACGCCAGTTTTTGTTGCCCTGTTCAATGGTGATGTGGAAGTAACTGCAACAAGCTACTCACGTCAATCTGCAGGCTTTACAGTACCAACAGATGGCCAAACATCGAACAGCGCTGATATTCTGTTTCCCATTGCTGCTGAGTCCTGGGGAGATATTACGCATATTGGGATTCTTGATGCTAAAACAGGCGGTAATTTACTGTTTAAATCGCAAGCTGAGTTTACAAAAAACATCGATGTTTCAAGCCAATACAAAATCCCTAAAAACTATTTAATTGTGCGTTTGAGGTAGGTGATAAACCATGCATGCAATACCACAATCTGAGTGGGGCCAAGTATCAGTTTTTACCTGGGGAGAGCTAACAGCACACAAATGGGAGTGTTTTCGACTCGCATTAATGATTACAGAAACAGAGCTGCAGACGCAAGGCGTTTCAATCGCTTCAACAGGTACAACAAACGTGGTGATAACTGAGCAGCTATCGCAAGGCGTGAAGGTGGTACAATCGCCTATCATCATGCAGACAAGAGCTGAAATGATTACAAGCATTGTTGTTTCAACAAAAGATTATCTATCGGACATGATGAAGTATTTACCTTTATATGAGCGTAAATCAAATGTATTCAGAACAGTACTTACAGCTGATGATCGAGAGTTACGAAATACAGAGCAACAGCTTGAAATTGTGAACCGTAACATTTTTATTGATACAGCTATAGAAGCATTGCCTATTTATGAACGTGATCTTGGAATTAAACCAAATAGCACATTACGCTATGACCAACGTAGAGAGCAAATTTCATCACGGAATCGCGCAAGCTTTGACCAAACAACCGCAGAAACCATTAAAGCTGTAGCAGCTGCATATAGCAACGGTGAAGTAGAAATTAATACAACTAATACACCTGGCGTATATGAGATTAAATTCACAGGTACAAAGGGCATTCCTGACAATTTGAGTGGTCTTATGCAAGCGATAGAAATTATTGTGCCAGCTCATTTAGAGTTTGGCTATGCGTACACCTATAATGTTTGGGAATTTGTAAGCAATAGAACCTGGGGAAGTGTAACTCAAATGACATGGGATGATATACGAATATGGAATGAGGTGAGCTAATGGAACATACACCAAATTTGAATCTAAAGAAGCCAGGCTTAACAGATAATATTTTAATCTCAGATATTAATGAAAATATGGATGTCTTAGATGCTGCAGTAAATGAATTGCAACAAGGTACAAAGGAAATTCCTGATTTAGAGACAGAGGATAAAACATTAGGTGGAGCCATTAATGAGGTAAAGAATGAAGTGATTAATGTTAAGCAGGAGATTGAAAGCCATGTAATCAATCCAATGCCTCACATGTTTGTTGATAATGGAAAGACCTATAGATGGGGTTTTCGCACCTTAGATGGTAAGCCTCAATTTATTTATGAGGAGGTAACAGTATGAATGTTTTCGACATGGCTTCTGAGACTTTGCAAAAGGCTATTAAAGCCGTTGTAGATGGAATCAAAACAACTACTGACACAACTAAAACTAGTGTGGATAATATCCAATCCAATACTAACACAATGAATAGTAATATAAATACACTTAACGCTAATGTAGGGACTTTGTTAAATGGAAGGGTAGTTAAGAGTGTACAAAGAGGTACACGTATTATGACTTCACACAATCTTTCGGCTCCTGTTGAAGAATGGGTTACAATTTCACCTGTAGCAATGAATAAGTCATTGGTTTTTGCTACTTTCGATTTTCCCAGGGGAGGAGCCAGTGATCAATTTTATGAATTGTCTTCCTCAATCGAAGCAACGAATGCCCTTAAATTTAGAATGTACATGTGGAATCCGCCTAGTGGGACAACGTACACAGCTCAAATTTCTTGGCAAGTAATAGAATTTTATTAGGGGTGAACACATGTTTAAATATGCACAGTTAGACAGTAACAATGTTGTCAAAGGAATCAGCCTGTTAAGTGGAGAAATAGTAGCCGAAGATATGATTCTAATTAATGATATGGACGTGGTTTTGGAAAGCATATATAACACCGAAACAGGCGAATTTACAGCACCAGTTATACCCGATCCAACACCTGTTGAACCTACGCCAACAGTTGAAGAAATGCAAGCACAAACGCTAATCAATACAGAATACTTAATTGCCATGAATGAAATGGGCATCGAGGGAGGAAAAGTATAATGAAGGTATATGACTTATGTAAATTTTTAATTGATCGCAACCGATATAGTTATGATGACATGCTAAAGAAAGTAAATGTATTCTATGCCAACAATCAGCTGGCAGATGAAGAATATACGCAGCTATTAACAGATATGGACTCTCAACAAACGCAAGCATAGGCTTAGCGTTATTTTTTATGCCTTCCACAGTAATTGTGGAGGGCTTTTATATTGGGGAAGTGAAGGTGAGAACATGGTGGAAACAATCAATAGTTGGTTGCCAATTGTATCAGCATTAATTGCAGGTCTTTTATTTATTTGGCGTATTACAAACAATTTGAATAAAACGCTACTGAGTTTAACTAATGGCATAGATAGATTAAACCAACATTTAAACGAAGTTGACGAGAACGCAAAAGACACAGCGCAACGTGTTAATAATCATGAAGTACGTATTGTTGTCTTAGAAAAAGTAGCAGGCATTCAAAGAAATACAGGGGAGAGTGTTCAATATGAAAATTAACTGGAAAGTACGTTTACAACATAAGCCGTTCTTAGTGGGAGCATTTTCATTGCTGCTGTTATTAATTCAACAAATTGCGGCTTTATTTGGCTTTGATACTACGATTTACAATGAGCAAGTCACAGATATTTTTAACACTGTGCTTGCTTTATTAGTTTTATTTGGTGTCGTGAGTGATCCAACAACGCCAGGGCTAAATGATAGCGAAAGAGCTATGAGATACAGCCGAAAGGATGATGATAAATGAGTACAAGCGTAACTCAAACATGCAGAGATTTAAGTGAATTAACTGCAGCTGCTCAAACTGCATGTCGCCTATTATTCCAGGAATGTTACAAAGCTGGAATCGTGGACATTTTTATAACAGAGACTTATCGCAGCCAAGCACGACAAAACTACTTGTATGAGCAAGGACGAACTAGACCAGGGCAAGTAGTTACCTGGACACGTAATAGCAATCATACATCACGTAGAGCTTGGGATATTGCTGTGGCACCGCCACGAAACCTATATGATATTTCAACACTTTCAAAGGTGGGTGTGATTGCTAAGAAGTTAGGCATTGAATGGGGTGGATATTGGGAGGCAGGAAAGTACGATGCACCTCATTTTGAAATTCCTACTACATGGAAGATGCCTGCAGGCTATAAATTAGAAGGACAAGTAATTGTACCAACAAGTAGTGCTGTAAGAGTGCAGCTGATTGTAGAGGATAAACCACAACAAACTGAAAAGGATGATGATACAATGAAATTCACTAGCACAACCGCAAAGGCTGCAGTACGTGATTATATTCAACAATCAGTTGATAAAAAACTGGTCGATAAATCTTGGTTGAAGAAATTCGATAATGGTACTATGACAAGTGGTGATTTTGAAGGATTGAAGATTATCATTGCACAACGTAGCGCTTAA